TGGAGTGTAGGTGATGTGAGTCACCTCTCCTCCGCCCTCGGAGAGGACGGCCACCGACAGGTTTCCCTGTAGTGGGGATGGCGCACGGATGCTGAAGAACTTGTACAGCTTCGGCTCTTCGGTGTTGAACCTGATGCGTCCGGTGGTCAGATACCCACTCGATACGAGACTGCTCGCAGTCTCCCTGTAGGCACCGACTCCCGTAACGGTGAAGACCTTGCGGTCGCTAGCCCCGAGCATGGTTACGGATGTGACAGCGTTAGGCGAATCCGCCTGATAGATGTCACGGGCGTACGCATAGCGTACGGCCCTCGTGGTCTGCTCCTGGAGAACGGACCCTAGGTCGATCCTGTACAGACCGGAGTGCGTGTCGTGCTGGTTCGTAGTGCCGGTCCACATGAAGCGGTCCCTGCCGATGATGCCACGGCATCCGTCGGTCACCTCGAACAGGAGTGGACCGTAGGAGATGTCGCCATTGGCGTCCATCTCTCCGACCCTGAACCCCTTGCTGGTGGCGATGCCCACGAAGGATCCCACGTACTGGTAGATGTCCCTGATGACCTCACCGGTAGGCATGGCAGCAGTGACGCCGGTCCAGGCCAGGACGGGAAGGCCGCCAGCGTCCAGCGTGGCGGAGAACTTGTGGATCTCAGACCTCGTACCTGAGTCGCCAGCCACGTAGATGGCGTTCGGTCCCTCAGTAATGGACTTCCACGTCCACGACGCGTCCTGGTGTGTGTACACGGCAGTCGGGATCGCCACAGGCGCACCCGCTGGTGCGGTCACGAGCTGATAGACGCTGGCGTTGAAGCCCAGGATGAGCCTCGCCTTCACGAACTCCAGCACGGCAGTGCTGTTGAGCGCCGTGTTGTAGATCTGGGACGGAGCGCCAGCGTCAGTGCCCTTGTAGACTCCGTCGTCCCGTGCGATGAAGTAGGTCTCGCCGGATGACGTCAGATCCCTGATGGTCGAACCGCCAGCCGCGATCACGGACGTATCGGTAGATGCCGTGATCTTCCTCAGCTCGTCCTGCGCACTCACCCATGCAGCGTCTACGCCTGCTGCGGTGACGTATCCCCTCGTAAGGAGGGGAACCTTGGCATTCGAGTGAGCTACGGCGGTATCCCTGAGAAGCTTCACCTCTCCAGCCGTCCACGGGTCGATGCCCAGGCTGGTGTCAAACCTGAGGTTGAACTGGTTGTCCGTGTCTGGGTCCTGGTACAGGATGCCAGCTCCACCGCCGAAGGTGGACTGACTCCTCAGCCACCACCCCTGAAGGGACTGCTCGCCAGGCTCGGCGAAGTTGTCGAACTGCTGCTTCCTGATCTCCGCCATTCGCTCAGTGTATGGACGTGAGTCCTGCGTGGCGGAGAGGAAGGGAATGCCAGCAACGGCGTAGTCGTACGCATTGTCCGTCAGGGAGTAGTTACTTGAAGTGGCTACTCCGAGTCCACTCAGTTCGTCGGGAATCCTGCGAACCATCGTCGCCATTGCTTACTCCTTACGCCTGTCCGGCTGCATGCCAGTTGGCGGTCAGTCCAGTAGTGGTGGTCGTTCCGCTCACCGTATTGAAGAACGCGGTGAACCCTGTGGTCGTTGTGTTGATGGCCGACACTACGACCGGCGAAGATCCTCCAGGTGCGTTCGACTTGGAGATGACCACATTCGGAGCACTCGGGTATGCGGTGGCGAAGACCACCGCAACGCTGACGTTAGAGTCGGAGCTGAAGTTCGCAGTAACAGAGCCGGTCTGCATGGGCAGATAGCTGATGTTGCTGACACTGTTCTTCGCGGTTCCAGCATTGATCGTGGTTCCGTTGATCGTAGTCGCGGTCACGGTCGTAGCACTGACCGTAGCACTCGAAGTGACATTGCCAGAGTTCATCGTTCCGGCAGTGATGTTGCCGACCGCGAGGAAGGCACCGTCGGTCTTCAGCGTATTCGCTGCGGAGCGGTACAGGAAGGTGTCCCTGGCTCCGGTTCCAGGCCCGATCTCTATGCGGCCGTTGGCCAGGAGCCTGAACGTGTCGTTCACGAACGCGCCATAGATGGCCGCCAGTACTACGTCTGTAGCGTTGGCCCTCTCAGACTGAACCAGTCCAGAAGTGGTTACCGTTCCGGTGAACTCCGGGTTGCCAGAGAAGGTCGGGTTACCGGCGAAGGTTCCCGTGAGGGTTCCGCCTCCGGTCAGCGCCACTGCTCCGGTGAATGTGGGAGTTCCAGCGATGCTGCCACTGATGGTTCCAGCGCTCCAGGTGGACGCACTGATAGTCTTGTTGGTCAGTGCTTGGACCTTGGATGCACCTACGAGCACATCGCCAGGAGCCAGGCCGTGAATGCCGTCATCGGCATTCTCGTGCTCGCGTGAATCGCTGAAGTCGCGAGCGGAGCTGACATGACGAACGCGAGCACCGGCCGTGTGGCCGGTCGCGCTGGTGCCATCGATGGCCCTGGTGATGGTGGCCGTGGTTCCGACGATCGCCGTGACCTCGACAAGCTCCTCGCTCGCCCCCTCGTAGTCCAGGGCGAGAGTGAACGGCGTCAGGCCCGGCAGACCTACCGCTGACCCGATCGTGATGCTGGTGGCGGAGCTGTTGATGGTTCCGCTGAGCGTAGTCTCTGCTGCTGTACTGCTGTAGTAACGGGTGGTCATGGTTCTCCTTACCCGTTGAAGGTCTGGTAAGAGTCGTACAGCCTCTGGAGCCTGGTTCGCTCCTCGTTGAGCCTCTTGGAATAGAGGGCCAGGAAGAACTGAGAGGCCTGAGATGCTGCGCTGGTGGGCACCAGAGGTGCTCGCTCAGTTGATTCGATGGAGGCCTGCTGAAGACGTCCAGCCTCATATGATGGCAGCAGCCTCCACGCTGCGCCATAAGTGACCATGTCTACGTATCGCTCGGGGAACCCGGTGATCGTAGCGAAGTCGTCAGAGTTGTTCGACAGAACGGTTGGACCCTTGGTGTAACTGACTCGCACGTTCCTTCCGGGAACGATGCGGTCATAGATCTGAACAGACTTGCCAGTTGGCGTAGGGGTTGGCTTCACCTGACCGGAAGTGGTGGAAGCCATCGGATTGAAGCGCCAGCTCTGGGCTGGGAACCATACGCCGCTCGGGCCGATCGTGTTGACGACGACCTTGTACACATCGTCAGCATCTGTCGGAACTGGGTACTCGTACCGTGCCGCAATGTACGGGAACTCTGTCTGCGCAAACACCCACAGATCTGGATACAGTCCGAGAATGGTGTCGTTGATGGCTTCCTTGATCCTCGCCCTGGGGAACCGTGGATCGTTGGTCACCAGAGCATTCGTCAGGTGAGTGGTGGCGGTGGTGCCGTCAGCACCACGACCGTTGAGTCCCGCCATGACGGTGACCGTACCGGTGGTGCGGTCGAACTTCTTGACGAGGATCATCTCGTCGTCGATCTCGACGAGTCCACGACTCAGGTTGGTTGCAGTCTCAGGGTCGACGGTGAGAGTCGTGTCCGTGGCAGTCGCATCCTGAGTCAGATACGACACGGACGCCTGATCCTTGGTGTAGCCCAGAAGCTGCTGCTTCGTGCGGTCTACAAGCTGTGCGAATGTGACTGCCACAGTCACTCCTCCTTAGATTTCAGCCCAAGCGATGGTCAGATTCCACCTCTGATTTACGTCACCTGAAGTGGTCCTGAACGCGATACCCTCGCCTGGTGCGAGGATCAGGGTATTGGCTACGCTCGAAGCGTTGATAGTGATTGCGTCACCACTTGTGAACGACCCCGCACTCAGCGGGGGAGCCACAGTGTTCAGCAGATTGCCGAGAGTGACAGTAGGGTTTCCGGTCCGCACAACTCCGACTGGGGCCGAGTAGGCCGTAGCGAGCTTGGCGATGGTGGCGGAGGAGTCAACTCCTCCGGTTGCCGTAGTGATCCTGTACAGTCCCATGGACGCCGCGACAATGGCGGTCGTTGCCACATACGATGCGGTCGAGGAGAACGAGAAGGAGATGTTCCTTCCGCTACCCACGGGATTCAGTAGGCTCATGAAGTTGTTGGCCGCGACGACGCCCGCAGCGTCGGCAAGAGCGAATACATACACGCCCTTGATAGAAGGGTCGGCACCAGTGATGGTGCTGATGGTTCCGTTGGTGTTTACGGTTAACTTGTTTCCAGCGTCATCGCTGATACCCACGTACTGACCGGGCATGTTACCCCTTAAATGCCTGACCCGTCCTTTGAGAGATCTCCTCTGCTTCGCGGATCTTTGCCATGGTCGTACCGGAAGGCTGAATGCCCTGAGACCTTGCGTCCCGGTACGCCTGAAGTTCCCCGTCCCAAGCCTTGGTCGCTCCAGTGTTGGAGAGGTTGGGGTTCAGTTGAAGGTCCTTAGCCCTCATGCACTCACCGAAGGTACGGTGTTCCTTGGTTGAGCAGGCGCTCGAACAGCGAGCGCCCTTCTTGAACTTACCGGCCATGCTTAACCCCAGTGCAAGTGCATCCCTCGAAGGTTCGCTTGCAGACTGGGCAAAGGTTCTCAGTCACTGTCACCCACAGAGTTGGTCGTGTAGATACCCTGCTTATATCCGTCATGGTCAGAGCCAAGCTCCGCACGCTGATGGCGTGCGAGCACCTTGAAGAGTCCAGTCTGCTGGATGCCCTTCTCGTTGTTTTCGACGAGCTGCTTGTTGCCGCCAGGGCCAGCGATGCACATGTCACAGTCCATGCAAGGATGGAACTCTGGATCGCATGGCTCCTTGGCCGGATCGTAAAGGTAAGACATGGTTCTCCTTAGTAGACTGCGCACCAGATACTCGCTCCGGTGGAGATGTTGCTTGACATGGTGATCGACGCAGGCATGGAAGTCTGGCCGGTCGGTCCGGTAGCATGGCGCAGGGTTGCGCCAGTGGTGTTGGCGTTGAATGCGTTCGACGTTCCGGGAGTTGATGCGAACGTCGCTCCCGTGGTTCCAGTGTTCAGTAGTGCTACGTAGTAGAAGCCTGCCGTACTGATGGAGATCGGAGAGGTGGTGGCGTTCACCTTGAATCCAGTGCTCGCCCAGTTCGTGGCCTGATCCACGCTGATGCCCAGCTGGGTTCCCGATACATTGAACAGGGCAGCCCTGGCGTAAGTCAGGGTGTTGCCCGCCGTGGTCACCACAGCACCCAGGTTGTTGATCGTGGATCCTGCCGGGATGTACAGCTTGTGCAGGAACACGGTCCCCAGAGTGATCAGGTTTCCACCATTCTGGATCTCAGAGTCGTAGTTCCAGGAGATGAATCCCTGCACCAGAGAATCATTGCTCCGCCCCTGAAGGGCGGTGATGTTCGTGTTAGCGGTAGTCATCTGACCCTGGAGGGTCGAGATGTTGGTGTTCGCCGTGGTCATCTGTCCGTTGAGGGTCGAGATGCCAGACGTATTGGTTGCAATGTTGCTGGTGTTCGTCGCGATGTTGCTCGTATTGGTGGCAATGTTCGCAGTGTTCGTGTCCACCTGAGCATCCATCGTCAGGATGTCATTGGTGTTCGTGCTGATGTCAGCAGTGTTCTGCTGGATCCTAGTGTCCTGATCGCTGAGTGCCGCATTGAGCGGCACGTCCCAGTCCTCAGTTCCGCGATCGATTGGTACGTACGTCATTCTCCAAAGCCTCCTTCTCCGAATCCTCCCTCGCCGAACCCGCCAGCGCCTGCCAGCGAAGTGAAGTTGCTGGAGGTGACGAGACCGGAGGCGATGAGCGATGCCCTGGTGGCATCGTCTACGATCCACTCGTAGCCGCCACGATAGTAACGCAGCCCCAGAGAGGGCTGCGGCCACACGTTGGGGTCCAGTCCGGACTGAGGTCTGTTCGTTGCGCCCAGCTCTTCGCCGTACGCATCGTACCTGACCTCTCGCCAGACATTCGGGGAGATCTCCCTGATGGAGACTCCCCTGTTGATCCTGAACCGCTGCATGAGCGGGTTCCACGCGAAGGGGGCCTCAGCCACCGTAGGCGTAGTGAAGAGCCAGTCAGTCACTGAAGCCCCTTCCGGTTACTTAGCTAGCTTTACGCCGCCGCAGCGTCGTACTCCTGGATAATGAACCAGGCAGTACCGTTGCTCACGAACGTCTTCGCGTGAACCTGACCGGAGATGAGAGTGGTATTTGCTCCACCGTCAATCGTCTCAGATCCCGCTGGGTCGATCGTGATAGTCTGGGCCGCATTATCCTTGTACACAGTGTACGAACGCCCAGGCTGGACCGCAGTCACAGACGGGAGGTTCACGGTTACGGCTCCAGTCGCACCGATGACCAGAAGCACGAAGTCGTTCTGCGTCATGGTGGTGGTAGCTGCGACAGTTCGCAGCGTCATGCTGGTGTTATCGAGACCAGACATTGGTTCCCTTTCGGATATGAAGAAAGGGGCCGTCCCGAAGGACGGCCCCAGTCCGTCAGACTATCACGTGTTAACCGCGATAGAGCTAGAACTCTCAGCCCTGATCAGGGCTTCCTGACGGTAGATGCTCCAGCCAGCCACGCCGTACCAGCCGAGAGGCTGGAAGCGAGTCAGCTTGTCGACAACCGGACCGCGCACAGTGTGGAACTCTTCCGCGACAGCCTCGGCGAGAGCCTGCTGCCCAGTGAAGTACGTGTCGTACACATCGACGGTGCCACCGGCACCGGCATCGGGACGAACGCGAGTACGTGGAGTCTCGATGAAGACTGCCCCCTCATACTCTCCAATCTCTCCGGACCAGATGTTCTGCGCAGAGCTGTACTCGTGAGGAGCACGCCATGCAGCGTTACCGGTCTCTGCCCTCAGGTCGTGAGAGACCTCTGGGTGGATGTACGCAGTGTAGAAGCTTCCCTTGTTGGGGTGCACCTTGTTCGTGCGAAGCTTCGCAACGGCCAGTCGGGTGTAGGCGGAGCTGAACACGTCAGCTGCGGTAGTACCGACAGTCGTCTGAGCACCATTGTAGATGGGGCCAGACGCACCGTTGTCACGGATGTAGTTGCTTCCCGCCTGAAGGACGGCAAGCACCACCGCGTCGACAGAGTCGACGAGGTTCCACGCCACCTGGTTGACGAGACCAGCGGTCACGTCAGTGAAGCTGAACAGGTCCAGCTTGTTGGACACGAGGATGGAGTTACCGTACTCGTTCAGAGTAACGGAGACGGTGGTCGGGTTGCTTGCGGCAACCGCGTCCGGGTCAACCAGCTCGTTCAGTGGGGTGGTTGCAGGAGAGAGATCCTGGTACAGCGAGAAGACTACGCTGGAGCCAGGCATCGCCTGCTGAACAGGTCGCTTGTCTGCGACCTGGCGGAACATGGGCTGCGCACGCAGAGCGAACTCAAGCGCGCGGTCGTACGTGGTCTGGACGAGATTGCTCATCGCCGCAGTACCGGTGAAGGCGTTAGCCACACCTACCCCCTAGGGGAAGATGGTCACTTCAGGTTCTGGAACGCTGCAAGTAGACCATTCAGATCAGTAGCATCGTTGACGCTCGCCTGTGCAGCCTCGAAGTTTCCGAGAGGCGTGCCCTGCTGTCCGGCTCCATTGAGCCGGTCATACTGAGCCTGCGCCTCAGGGGTGAGGCCAGAGCTGGGCTGATTGTCAACTGGGTTTGGGGTGTTCGGCGTTCCCGAACCACCACCGAAGATAGTCTGCATAGTGGTCGCCCACTCGCGGACCTTCTCCGGGTCCGCCTCTCCCTTGTACTGCTGTGCGGCAGTGGCGGGAATGCCAAGCTCGCTGAGGGTCGAAGTCACAGACTGATTACGGAGCTGGCTCTGAACGCTGGCCAGAGCGTTCTCCAGGTCTTCCGTCTTCTTCTTCTGTGCCTCGTAAGCGTCACGAAGTGCCTTGGGCCCTGGAAGGTTGTCGTTGTTTCCGGCCAGGTTCGTGTCGTCCTCGATACCCCAGTTGCTCATGAGTCTCCTAGTTGATTGTGAACGCCAAGAAGCCCGCGCTAGGGGGCGCGGGATCTGCTCGTTCGGATAGGTTGCCAGTCTTCACATACAGTACTGCCTGCTGGCTTGGGCGTACCGGTACAAGAGGTGGGACTCGAACCCACGATTACCTGTTTGTAGGACAGGAGCCTTTGCCGCTAGACGACTCTTGTGTAGTCTCGCAGGGAGTCGAACCCTGATATCAGGTTTAGGAAACCCGACTGCGTCCTTCACCGAGACAGCTCTCATACCAGGATTCGAACCTAGATCCACGGATTAACAGTCCGCTGCACTACCATTGTGCTATACGAGATTGAGAGCCCCACCGAGGAATCGAACCCCGATTAGCTGATTACTAGACAGCTGTTCTTGCCGTTGAACTAGTAGGGCAAATCCTGCGCGCTTGAGTCGCGCAGGTGATGGACTACCTTCATACAGCCTCAAGATTCAGCGTCCATCGAGTGGTCCGGGTGGGATTCGAACCCACATCCTCCGGGATTAAGAGTCCCATGCAGTGCCAATTCTGCGACCGGATCGTACAGGTAGAGGGACTCGAACCCCCATCGCTAAGTTCGTAGCCTAGCGTTCTGTCCTTTGAACTATACCTGCGGGGTGACCAGAGGGAATCGAACCCTCACCGCTGGGGACACAACCCAGCAAGCTACCACTACAACATGGTCACAGTGCCGAACCGTGGAATCGAACCACGTACCTGTCGGGTTTCAACCGACCGCTCTGCCAATGAGCTAGTAGGGCTAGAGTACTCCATCGGGGAGTTGAACCCCGCCTAACAGGTTGAGAACCTGTTGTGCTAACCGCTACACAAATGGAGCAAGAGTAGTCCAAGAGGGATTCGAACCCATCACTGACCAGTTCCTAAGACTGGTGCCTCTACCGTTGGGCTATTGGACCAAAGCGCACCAGAAGGGGATCGAACCCTCTACCCTCCGCTCGACAGGCGGATGCTCTAACCAATGAGCTACAAGTGCAAGTGGTAGGGAAGGAGGGAGTTGAACCCTCTTCTCTCGCGTATCAGGCGAGGGTAATGCACCGTTATACTACTTCCCAGTGGAGAATGTGGGGCTTGAACCCACCTGAGTCGGTTTGCAAAACCAACCTGTCACCATGTACGACATCCCCCAGAAGTCATGCCGGATTTGAACCGGATCCCCCGCTTTGCAGGCGGGGTCCGCCCCAGGCGGATCACGACCAGTTGCTCGTCTGAGAATCGAACTCAGCTAGACCGAAGTCGAGAGGGTTACAGCCTCCCTTGTGTCCCAGCACCCAAGCATCAGAAGGATCTTCGATCCTTCGGGTAGCTGCGTTTCTTACGGAAACGCTGCCAGCGGAAGAAGGTGGAGTCGAACCACCAGCCAAAGACTGTCCTCCCTTAGCAGGGGAGGTGGCCGCCACCGGCCACATCTTCCAAAGCGGAAAGTAAAGGAATCGAACCCTCAGCCTCACGGCTGGCACGGCTTTCTAGACCGCTTGCGGACCGTTCCGCGCTACCTCCCAAAGCTACTCACCAAGGATTCGAACCTCGATTAGCTGGTCCAGAGCCAGCCGTCCTGCCGTTGGACGAGTGAGTATTGGCAAAGGATGAGGGATTCGAACCCTCGCGGTACGGTTTTGGAGACCGACCGGCACAGCCTACGCTATCCAATATGGCTCCGCTCGGAATCGCACCGAGGTCTACAGCTTATGAGGCTGTCGTGGGACTTCTCCACTACAGAGCAGAGCCTTGCGCCGGGATCGAACCGGCGAACCTAGTTTGGAAGACTAGTGTGTTACCTCTACACCAGCAAGGCAAGTAACGAGCGGCGGGCTGCCAGCACCCCCCACAGTCGACGTGGTCGACCGGCTAGGAAACGAACCTAGTATCTCCGCTCTCGTCTCTCTGGAAGGAATCGAACCTTCTTTGCCTGTTCCCAAAACAGGTGTGATGCCAGTTCACTACAGGGAGGAAGTGACAACCGTACTTAGGTACGGTTGGTCACATCCCCAATGCTACCTGGCTCCTCCACGCTGCGCAAGACCTGAAGACGCTCCACCAGTAGAGCCACTGAACGCACCCTTTTCAGAGCTTGCCAGCCTCTCCTTCTGCTTCGTCGCAGAAGTGCCGCCGATGAAGGCGTCCTCCTCAGCCATGCGCTGAGTCCACTGTCCTCCGTAAACCTGAGCCAGGGTGCCCAGGTTGCTGAACTCGTCAGCAATCTTCGCGTAACCGGATGCAGCGGTATCGCGAGACACGCCGGAAGTGGCAAGCTCCTCCGCGTACTGCGGATCAAATGCCAGGCCACGCTGTAGCGCCTCTGCTCCGATAGCTGCGGTAGCCGCAGCCTTCTGAATAAGAGGCAGAGCCCTGTTCTGGTCCAGGAAGTAGGCCGTCAGGTCACCGTCAGACAGTCCCATCTGCTTGAGTGCAGACTTATACGCAGGGTTGGCTAGAGCCGTAGCCTGCGTAGCCAGATCCACTCGTCCCTGAAGTTCCGTTGGGCTCATGTCTCCAGAGATCCAGCTTGTGAAGTCATCCGCAGAGTCGTAGAATCCCTGCGGCAGTCCCGACTGCCTCATGATCTGACGGTAGCTGTTCTCCACCGAGATGTACTCCGCTGGAGACAGGACAGGCATGCCCGCCTTGCGGCGTGCCTCGTTGGCCGCGAACCTCTTCTTGTACTCTGGACTGTCCTGGAGCATGAGAGAGATGACGTCGGAGCCATAGCCGTTCTTGATGAAGTCATAGATCTTGCTGGCAAGGGATCCCAGGCCATACTGTTCGAACATGGCGCTCAGGGCCATGTATGCGTTCCTGTTGTCTCCACTCAGCAGCTTGTCGTACTGCCCAGTGTTCTCGTAATACTGGTTCTGCTTGACGGTGTGGCTCTGGGTAGCCGTGGCCAGCTGAGCCTGAACCCTCTTGAGCCTCGCCTGAGCAGCCCCAAGGCTGCTCTTGTCTGCCGCCGAAGGATTCTTCTTCGCCTTCAGCGTATTGATCTGCTTGGTCAGTCCGGCGATCTCGGTCTGACGGGACTTCATCTGACTCTCCAGCGCCTTCAGCTGTAGCTGAAGCGCGGTGCCAGCGTCGATCTGCCCCGGCAGGGTTACGGGTGTGGTCACTGTTTCTCCTAGTACTTGAATCCGAAGTCAGCCAGGACCTGATGCCCCACCTGGAACAGGTTGTCCTGAGCATTCTTCGTCTTGGTCCAGCGGGGGTCGGCCCGCAGCTCGTTCTCGAACTGCCACAGAGGCTTTGCCTCCTTCTGAAGACTACCAGGATTGGTGTAGTTGAGTGCCTTCTTGATGGTCGGATCGAACAGGTTGACGCTGCCGGATGGCAGCTCAAGGATCTGCGACATGGACTGCATGTATGGTGCAGCGATGTCCTGCACGGTCTGACCTCCGTCGATCTGTGCAGTCCACTGAGGGAACTGAGCCTTGGCCAGCTTCATCAGTTCATTCTTCACGTCCTGCTGGGTGCCGACACCGCTCACGATGTTCTTCACCCTGGATGACATCCACGAGTCTGCGACCTTGACGCCCATACTGTAGGCGTATCCGGCAAGCTCGTCCCATGCCTCGCCCGCCTGTCCAGTGTGGGTGCTACTGGTGAGGACCAGCTTCTGCCCCATCAGGTTTCGGATCTGTGCATCGTCGTAGCCCTTAGCCACGATCAGATAGGCGTAGCTTGCCATGCTGGCACCGGACAGCTGCTTGCCGGTCAGGCCTACCTGCTTAGCAAGCTGGGCCGCCTTGACCCTGGCCTGGTTCATCTGCTGCTTTGCGGTGGCCGGATCAGACTTGGTAAGGATGAGATACTCTCGCTCGTCCTTGCTGTGGGCCTTCCACCACTTCGTATTGCGCAGCTTAGCCTGGAACTTGTCGGCAGACCAAGTTCCGGAAACAGCCTGCTTGAACAGGTCCTTCAGCTCCGGGTTCGAGTTCAGCAAACCGGAGACGAAGCCGTACTGTTCAGCCAGCTCTGCGCTGGATAGAGTAGGCGTGACCGTGCTCCCTGTCGAGAAGTTGGAGGTTCCGCCTCCAGCCGGATACTTAGCTGCGTTCTGCATTACATTGTCCACATAGCCCTTGATGGAAGGGCCGCCCTGCTGGGATCGAGTGGACTGGTCGAGGTGAGCGGATCCAGGCCCGCCATACCACGCGGCTGCTGCGCCGCGTGGCCCGTACTTGTTGAAGTAGGACTGAAGCTTGCCTCTGGCCACAGCATCCTGAGCCTTGGGATTATTCAGGAACTGCTGAGGCGTGAGGCTCTTGCCGTAGTACGCCTTGGTCCATGATGGAATGTTGGAGTCCAGGACCTGATACTTTCCATAGGCCCTGCCGTAGGATGTACGGGGCCCGATGGCCCCGTAGTTTCCACCCGACTCCTGCTCTACGATGGCCGAAAAGAACTGCTCGAACGTGATGGCCATCTCATCCTCCAGTCAGGCCCATATCCTGTAGCACCTTCAGCCCCACCTTCATGGTGCCGTCCTGCGCCTTCTTCGTCTGACCCCATCTGGGGTCATTCCTCAGTTGAGACTGGAAGGTGACCTGATCCATGCCGACGGGCTTGCCCTGTGCATTCGTTCCATTCAGCGCTCGCTTGATCATCGGATCGGTCAGATTGATGGACGTGACCGGAAGGTCAAGATCATCAGCCATGGTCTGAATGTATGGTGAGGCGATGTCCATCATGGTCTGCCCAGCCTGAAGCTGGGCCGCATAGCCTGGATACAGACTGATGGCCTGATTGACGATCTGGTTCTTGAAGTCTTCCTCCGTGGCCAGACCCTTGCCGATCAGTTGCGCCTGGTTCTTGACGGTCTGCTTGTCCAGCTTCACGCCCTGAGTGTAGGCGAACTGATTGATCATGTGCTCATACTGTCCAGCCATTCCGTTCAGGGTCGAACCGTTGTTCTGGAATGTGATGTAGGAGCCGAGAACGTTCCTCAGTCCGGCCTCGTCGAGGCCGAGCATGATGGTCTGCTCAACGATCTTGTTCAGCTTGGACGGAGGAATAGCAGCACCCATCTGCGCAGCAAGCTGCTGGATCTGCACACGAGATGCAGCCAGCTTGGCATTGTACGTGGCTGGGTCAGTCTGCTTCTCCATGGCAGCCTTGCGCATGGTGGAAGAGTTCTTCTTCCACCACTCAGTATTCCTCAGCTTGGCCTGGAACTTGTCAGGCGACCAGGAGTCTCCGACAGCATCATCGAACAGCCCCTTCAGTTCCGGATTGGAGTTGAGGAAGCCATACGCCCAGCCGTAGCTGGACGCCAGCTCCTCTGGTGACAGGGAAGTCGTGGTGTTATCTGCGGAAGACCAGTCGGCCTTGCCGCCTCCAGCGATTCCCTGCACCCTGCGGCCACCCATGAAGATGTTCTGATAGTAGCCATTGGTCATGTCGGTGATCTCCACGCTCTTGCCTGGACGAGGAGCGTGGAGCATCTTCCCGTTGCCGAGATACAGGCCGACATGGTCCGGACCCGCAGTGTTCGGGTTCGTGTCGAAGAACACCATGTCTCCGGCCTGTAGCTCATTCATCTTGACGGCCTTGCCCTCGCCGATCTGGGAGTAGGTCGTCCTGGATACGTCGATTCCGAAGTGCTTGTACACCTGCTGGACGAGACCGGAACAGTCAACTCCACTGGTGAGACTGTTGCCTCCCCAGGCATACGGAGTGCCCTTGAACTGCTGGGCGTAGGCCATGATATCTGCTCCACTGACTGGCATTATCCTCCGATCTCAGCCATCATTGCGTCAAAGTAAGTAGTCGCTGCCTGGTAGGCACCGAACTCCGGATCCCTCTTGATGTCCTCCGTGGCCATGAGGCCACGGGCTGCGTCAGTCACGCCGCCAGTAGTGTTGCTGGACTGACTCTTGAGCTGGTCGCCGATGTAGTTGCTGGTCGTGGTGGTGACTGTTGGGTGCGCCTTCTCGTATGCGTTGACGGACTTCTGGAAGGCCGAGATCTCCGCCTGCGTCGGATCCCTTCCCAGCAGAGACTGTGCCGCCTGGAGGAAGAGTGCGTGAGCATCTTCCCGGCTGGACAGATTCTGGTTAGTGCTGGTCTGGGTGACCGAACGGGGCGTCTTCATGTAGGACTCGCGTGCGGCCCTATCCTTCGCGAGAATGTCCCACGGTGTCAGCTTGTTGTTGGCAGAGTAGTAAGCCGCAGCCTGCTCGGCATAGCCAGCCCATAGCTGCGCAACCTGATCATCACGCAGCTGGGTGGTGTCGTATCCTGCAAGATTCAGCTGAGTCAGGAACTTGTTCCTGGTGGCCGGATCCCAGTTGAAGTACTGCGCCTTAACGTCACTCAGCTTGGCCGTTTCATCGTAATAGCCGGAACCGAGGGCCTGGTAGTAAGAGGTGTTTCCAGGCATGTTCTCGTGCGGCTTCATGCCAAGGTAGACCGTTGGATCCTTCACCCCTCCGCCAGAAGCGGAGGAGGCGGAGCCATAGAAGGTTCCCAGCTCCTTGGCGATCTGCTCCTTGGTCATCGCCGGGTCCTTCGGCGCAACGTTGGCCGATGGGGTTGGTGTCTTGTCAGCCACCGATCACTCCTACCTTGTCATCCATGGCGCTCATCATGTCGCCCTGTCCCTGGAATCCAGTAGCCTGCTCGCCGATCAGACTTGCGTCCGACTGTGCCATAGCCTGCTGCTCATCCTGGGTGTAGTGTACGTCCATGTTGAATCCCATGTCCGTTGCGAAGAACCTGCTGTGCAGCCATGCGAACTTGGTGTCAGCCTCAATGAGGGCCATCACCGTACGGTCCCAAGAACTCTTGAGATCGTAGTTCTGCTGCGCAGTGATGTCGCTTGATCCGCCGTTCATCTTTCGGGTCAGTAGAGCCTTCTGCATCTCCCGCCTGTAGGACAGGTAGCCCTTCAGGGTGTAGATGTCAGATCGGATTCCGATGGTTCCATCAGGATTCACGGCCTTGGACATCAGCTCCGGATCGTCTACGACCTGCTGGAGATCGTATGCGGTACGGTCATACTTGCCCTTGTCGAGAGAGCTGAACTCAGCCTCCCACGACTCGTTGTAGAACGGATTTTCCTTACCGTCAGGCAGGTACTGGGTGGTCAGCATCAGCTGAACGCCCTTCCTGTAATCCTTCAGGTCCTCCGCTCCAGGGTCGTCGAACGTCTGGAGTCCACGATCGAAGAGCTGACTGTTCGCGTCCTCCATCAGGCTGTTGTACTGCTGCCATCCGCGAGCGACCTGACCCTGAGTCCAGGCATCGCGAGCGCTCAGCGTCGAGCGCTGCGTCTTGCCTGCACCTGGAGCAGCCTCGTGCGTCTTCTGGTAGTAGAACGCACCATTGGAGTATTCGCCGTCGCCCTCTGCTCCGACGATCAGGCCAGCATACTCGGGTCCGACCTTGTCGATCAGATCCTTGTAGTACTTGGACATCTGAACAGATTCTACGGTTGGACGCATT